GGATAGTCTGTGTCAGTGAGCAGGTCTTTGTTTTCAGTTTCAACTCGTTCACGTTCTACATCCATGCTGTCCTCGTGTGGCGTGGTCAACATAATGATTCTGTTGGGATCCAAAAACAACAGTTGTGCGATCTGTTTGATCTGTGGCTCGATGGCCGGATAGCGGAATTCAACGTCCATTGAAGTTACACTGTCGTTGCTGTGCTTGGGGAAGTCAGCGGGCTTGAGTTGAACTGGTGTGGTTTTTGGACGGCTGATTTCTACCGGCTCAAACTGCTTGAGCTTTTCTTCCAGCATCTTGACAAAATCAGGAGCAACATCACCCACGATTTTGATCCTATAGCGGTAGGTTCTTTCGCTTTCGGCCAGGTATTCTTGAAATTTTTTCATATTTGTATCCCTATATGATATTTATGCTTTTGTATCTTTTTGGTCTCTAGAGGCCATTAGACGCTCTAACAAATCGTTGCGGCTCAAGATCTGCCCATGTGCTGTTTCCACTGCTTCATCTCCGGCAGTGCTGGCCCGATCCTGATCCATTTTGAGCTTTTTCAGTTGCAGATCAACCATTTTCAACTTCTTGTTGAGTTTGGCAGTTTTGGCTGTGAGTGCATGACCCAACATGGTTCCTGCCACGGCAAAGATTTCGGCACTGTATCTGCTGTCAACTTGCATGCCCAAATCCATGAGATCATCAAAAGTTTCCTGGGCTTTTGCAGCCAAGGCATCCATTTCGGTGTCTGATGCATCCAAGCCTCGCACTGCAGGCAGGGCTTGGTCGATTTTGTCTATGGTGGCATCGATTTCTTTGAGAGCTATTTGTGTGGTGGGTATAGATTCGGGTTCAGTGGTTTCGCTGGTGCCACCACTGGGCGGCAAATCAAAAAGTTCTTCAAGGCGACGAGTCATGACCTATTTACCGGTTTTTCGACTACCTTGATGGAATATTTGATCTTCGTTGATCACTCTGAATGTGAGTCCGTTGCGACGTGCCCATTTAGTTGCCGAATCCCACTTGGCATAGTTGACTGCCACAATAGCACGGTCTCGATCGGTCATTTTACTTTCAATTAGACTTTGTTTTTTGGGCTTGATTTCGATCAATTCGGCGCGGGTGGTATTGTCACGTCCACGGTAAGTCACAAAAAAATCTGGCACATACATGCTCTGTTTACCGGTGATGGGATTTCTGTAGGGTATGGTAATGCTTTCGCTGGCCCATTGAACAATGTTGTCATTGCTGTCAAGAAACATCATGAAAGTCAACTCCCAACCCGATCTGTATCTGGGTGTGCCTTTGCCCACATATTTTTGAGGATTCCTAACCATATACACACCTTGACGGAAATTAGGCATGATCAGGCCTTTACGTTTCTGGCTGCGTAGAAGTTGGGCTGGGTAGGAGTCAACACGCCCAACAAGGTAGCTGGACTGCGCACACTGTTGAGATAGTAGGCCATGAGTATGGTAACTTCTGGCTCGCTTTGCCCGCCTTGTTGGAATGTTTGCAACAGGGTCAAGGCACTTTGATTGGTTTCTTCGGCCACTCTAAACAGGGCCGAAGTAAAATTTTCTGCGGCCAGTCTCGTGGTAAACACACTTTTGAAATAGCTCAGCACAGCATCATATTCTTCTGCGGGAATATTGGCAGCGTAATTGTAGAACGCATCATAGATGCGCACTGTTTGATCTATTGTGGGGTTGGCTGTGTTTATTGTGCTCATGCTCCGCCTCCACCAGCAGGATTAAAAGGCGGTGTCGTGGTGGCCGACCTTGGCGGTGTTGGAAAAAATATGCCATCCAACTGTCCACGATTTGGTGTGGGTATGCCCAAAGGATTGGGCGACTGTACTGTGCTGCCAATGGCTCCACGAACAGCTCCGGGCAGGCTGCCACGTATGATGTTTCTGGCACTTTGATTGATTTCTTCGTTGACTGTGGCGCGGATATTTTTGTCTTTGAATGTGTAGTAGGCAGTGCCAGCTTTTTGCACAGCACCAATGGCTCCGGCCACTCCGCCACTCTGCAGATCTTCAATGATACCAATGCCAGCATCCAACAAGCCACCTTGTCCCAGAACTGATTGTGTTGATCCAGGTCTTGCTAACGCACTGGGCACAGTGTCGTAGTAGGCCGGGTCGGCAAATCCAACCACGTTGGTATCGGGCCTTACGCCGCCAATGGCTCCGGTATAGTATTTGACTGTTTCGTAGCGCACAGTCATCCTATGGCTCATGGTTCCACTGCTTTGGCTGTAGTCATAGGTATCATGATTCCACTCTGTGACCATGGGATTGATCAAGATATACTCGGCGAATCTTCGTTGGTTCAGGCCATAGATTCGTATGTCACGGAAAAACGGAGGCTTGCCTGACGCTGATCCATCTAGAGTAGTATAACCATCGTTGGCGCTTTCACCGATGTAGCCCCAATCATTGACAGTGCGACTGTTGTCGTAGATGTCTCTGGTGTTGTAGCTGAATCCCACTGGGCTTTGCATCATAGCGGCCATTTGACCGTTGGTGCTGGAAACGTTGTCATATTTTTGGCTAGGATCTTTGTAGTAGTATTTGAAATAATTATACCACATGTTGCGCACTAGATCTCCACCATCGTCGTGGAATTCTACCTGCACAGGATTGTAGTCGATCTTGGTCTGCGCCAGCCTTTTACGGTTGTATTGATTAAGTGTTTCAACACTCATCTGGTAACTGGGCAACTGTATGTTCTTGACCATGAGGCCAACCTGTGCTACATCTTGGTTGGGAAAGGCATTACGAAGTGCAGGAACCTGCTGTGTGTTTATGGTAAAGTAAACATGGAATAAGAACTTCTGCCGCGGGGCTAGTTCGTATCCGTTGGTTAGGAAAGTTTTGCTGGCGTGAGCGTAAGTTTTTAATGCATCAGCGCCAAAAAATCCTTTGAGGAAATCTTGTCCCCAGGCCATGACGTTTAGCCTACCCCGGTAGCTACGTCACCCACTGTTCTTCCAATCAATGTGCCAACACCTTGTCCAGGAGTCTGATTGGCATTGTCAAAGCGTATGGTCATGGTGATTGTCACAGCTTCGCTGGCACCATAGTCCACGTTGTTGTAGTTTACACCTTGCAAGTAGCAACCATAGATTTCCCAGTTTTCTAAAACTACAGGTTCAGCGACACCGTTGCCACCATCTAGTATTTCAAAACGTGTAAGGAATTTGTAATCAATACCACTGGAAGCCGAAGCCATTTCCATGAAGTCCAACTGCTTCTGTAGCTGTTCACCAACCAACCTGGAAACATTGCCGCCGGCATCATCACGCAAGTTACAGGTAATGTTATCCCAGGTGTATTTGCCAGCCAGTTTCACAGTGCTGTTGTAGATGGGCACATCAATGTCAGCAAAAGTCACGCTGGGACGAGTGAAGTCCATCACTTGTTTGGTGAGTTCTGTGCGAGGCGTGCTGACTCCAAAGTTTTCAAATATCACTCTAAAGCGATACTTGAGTTTGGGCATTAACAGGCCCTGATTTGGATTGCTTTGGTCACTGGCCAAAGGCACTGTCATTCTTGTCAACGATGAAACTGCCATGGTATTATCTCCTATATACTTTATTTATGGTTGTTTGGACCATGGTGTTATGCCGCCGTTGCCACGGTGCTGATGCTGGTAGCAATTTCGCCAGTGTTCTTGATACGCAGTGGAATGTAGATAAATTCAACTGCTTTTACTGGTTCAATAGCAATATCAACATAAAGTTCGTTGGCATCAATACGAGCTGGCGTGTTGTTGGTCAAATCGCAAACTACCAAGTAGTCATAGATACCGCGCTTGTTGACCAAGTCAATCATGAGGCTGTCGATAGTGTTCTTGATCTCGTTGCGAGTGATCTGATCATTGGGTTCAAACAAGAATGTGTTGCCAATTTCTTGCAATCTACCACGTATGAACGCTACCAAGCGTGCCACGTTGATGCGATCTAGTGCTGTAATGTTAGCGGTCGTGGTCTTGTTACCAAAGTTGGTGATACCAATTCCAGGCACAAAAGTGATTGGGTTGATGCGCAATTGATACAACACATCGCGTAGACTCTGACTTACACCAATGGTGATAAACTCACCAGTAGTAGCATTTACATAACCAATGCGTGCGGCATTGTCCACTACTCCGCGGCGTGTTCCAGCTGGAGCTAACCAAGGAAATGCAACTTCGTCACTGCGTATGATAGTGCGAATCATCATGTGGCTAGGTGCTGTAACCACTGGGCTGCCGCTCAAGTCTGTGGTCTGGCAGCTGGGATAGAATACTCCAAGATATACGTCGCCAGTGGCCAAAGCATCTCCGGTGATTGCACTTGCTCCTGCATCATTGGCCCAGTCGCTGATTTGATTGCCGTCGGGTCCAAGACGCAATGGAGTGTCGCCAATTACAAATGCTGTATTTTTGCGATCGTTGTTGAGCTCAACCATGTTGGGAATCAACTCAGGATACTGTGGGCAAGCCATCAAGTTAAACTGACGTTGTTCTTCACGGATCTCCACGCTGCTGTCAATTCCGCCTTTGAGAGCAGCCACTATGATAGCCCGCTGAGCCTGGCGACCCATGTAAGGTGCGCCTGAAGATTTGTTGCCCGAGGCTGTAACCCAGGTGTTGGTTTCAATGGGAGCCCAATAGCTTGTGTTGCTGGGAGCTATGCCTGCTGTGGGAGGAGTTGCTGTGCAAACATAAATTACACCATTGTAGTTGACAAAATCATTGTAGGCATATTGTGTGGTGCTGTCATACACATCTAGATTGAAGGCAGAAGTATTGAAATAATCTGCTTCAAATTGTTTGACATTGAAGCCACTACGGCGTGTGTTAAACAGCAAGGTTCCTTGTGGATACAGTGCAGGATTTGGAGCATCTAGATCCAAATAGTTACTGGTCAACAAACTCACTATGGTAGGAATATTGTCAGTGATAGGATTGGTTGTACCATTAGGAGCCCAACGAGCATCTGCAAACAAGATACCATTCTGAGTGGTTTGATCTGTGTTGCTGATCTGCACCCACTGATCTGCACCTTCGATGTTGCTCCAACGACTGATCACAGGATAGTTTTCCAAATCACTGGTATCAATCCACAGATCACCATACTGTAACTGACTCTGTGCTGTGTTAGTTTGTGTGGTAGGTGCTGTGGTGCTGAATATAGGACCTGCGGCATTGGTCAGACTCAAGTTGTCACCACGCACATCGTTGGTGACATTCTGATAACCCATCCACATTCCATTGTTCTGGATCATGATATCTGCTTGTGTGGTGGCACTGTAATACCAATATGTGCCAGACGCAGGGTCTTGATCGGGTGCTGTGGCGCTGGCTGTGTAGGTAAATGTTGG